AAAGAGAGAAAAGTGGATAAACCGGTGGCAAGAGAAGACGGAAAGGATGTTTGCAAAAAACTTCGTGATTACAGAAAGCAGCTTGCCGCCATGAACAATATAGAATTTATCAGTGAAGAATGCAGCCATGTGGGACCGTGTGCAGGTACCTGTGATAAATGTGATGAGGAAGCGCAGTATTTAAGCGATGAGCTTTCAAAGATACCCAAGGAAAAACAAAGGATACCGAGATTTGAGTTGTAGGAGGGATTATGGGAAAAGTTTATCTGAAAACAAGATACGACAGCGGGATGAATATGCTCATTCCACACAGCTACAATATTGCAAACGCCATGTACGGGTTTAGGGAGCTTGGGGCCGAGATAGTTCCGTATCAAAAGATAGATGAGATATATGACAATGTTAGAAGAGAAGATATTGTCTTAGATTATATTGACCAATGTAAAAGTATATTTTTAAAATTCGGTATTGTACCGGATGTTCCGGACTATCCGGATATTCTAAGGCCTTTTCTTGGCAGAAATATTTGGAAAGATACTATAGACAGTATCTCGTCTAATGAAGAAAAGTGGTCGGCAGGATATTTTGTAAAGCCTATAAGGGGGAAGGCCTTTGTAGGAAAGACAATAAGCAGTATATCTGATTTGGTAGGATGTGGAAACTGTTATGAAAATTATGAGGTGCTTGTAAGTGAGCCGCTTGATATATGTGCAGAGTGGAGATGCTTTATTACATACGATAGGATTGTAGATGTCAGACCGTATGGAGTACTGCTTGATCCTAAAAGAAAAAGTTATATGTATCATTACGATGAGAAAGTTTTAGAGGCTATGTTGGAATCATTCAATAAATGGGAGGAAAGACCGGCCGCTTGCAGTATGGACATATGTGTTACAAAAGACAATAAGACATTATTGGTAGAGCTTAATGATGCATATTCGCTTGGTTGCTACGGATTAGCCGGTATATATTATGCCAAGCTGATTTCTGCAAGGTGGAGTCAGTTAACAGGTGTAAAAGATGAGTATCGCTTTTAAATAAGGAAGAGTAATAATGAAAATAATAATTACCGATTCGGGATTATTTTGGAATCCTTGGAATCCTGTTTTGAAAAATTATAAGGACTTGGTTACGGTGGTATGGCTTAGAGGGACGAATACTAATGATGAATATAACAGCTTTATCTGCCCGCAAAAATGCTTTGGACTTGGTATGAGTATGGGAGTGGGCAGCATTGTATATAAAAACCTCGAGTCGGAGCTTGATAGGCTGCTTCAGATGATTGGAGTTTATGAAGATGTATTGTTTTTGACAGATAACAGCATAGAAAGTTTATATCCGTATTTGGTAATAAAAAATAACAGTTGTCGTGTGAATTTGCACCTTTTGGCAAGTCCGGCATGGTATTTTGAGGGTAAAAAAAAGGTTCAGGTGCATAATGAGTTACTGTCGGATTTATCAAAACTAAAATCGGTTTGCTATGTGGATACCACAAAATACATATATAACAGATCTAAGAGTATGGAAGATACACTTGCGCAAATAGGAGCATACTATGATGAGTTACTACCTATATTGATAGAGGAAATACCGAAGATAGAAGAGGCATCTTACTTTGATTTATCTTCAAGAAAATATATACCTCTGGATAAGGGAGTTGGTGTACGGAATATTCTTCAGAAAATCAGAGATAATAGTATAGAATCGAAAGACAGATATAAAATGGAGGGAGAGGCCCCTGTCAGATTGTTTTTTGATGATAAAATAGACAGATTGGCGGCAAGGATAGACGGAAAGGAAATATGTGATATGTTACGTGATTACAGAAAGCAACTTGCCGCTATGAACAATATAGAATTTAGCAGTGAGGAATGCAGTCATGTAGGACCGTGTGCAGGTACCTGTGATAAATGTGATGAGGAAGCGAAGTATTTAAGAGATGAGCTTTCAAAGATACCCAAGGAAAAGCAAAAGCTACCGAGATTTGAGTTATAGGAGGGATTATGCTTGATGAGATTATGTCGATTTCGAGACTGAGAATGGGCACGGACGGAAAGGGAGTATCAACACTGGTGGCATTTTTTGACTGTCCACTGAAGTGTAAATACTGTATAAATGAAGGCTGTCACAAGACAAAGCAACAGCTTGATATTGTAAAGTATCCGCAGTTTGCTCCTAATGAAGTAATAGATATACTGAAGAAAGATGAAATATATTATCTGATGAGCGGAGGCGGAATGGTATTTGGCGGAGGTGAACCGCTGCTGCATTCAAAATTTATACATAAAATATGTACTCAGGCAGACGGCAGGTGGGCAAGGAGAATAGAAACTTCGCTCAATGTGCCTTGGGATTATATAAAACCTGTACTTTATGATATGGACGAGTGGATTATAGACATAAAGGATATCAATGATGATATATATAAAAAGTATACGGGTATAAGCAATCAAAATATGCTAAAGAATCTGCTTAGACTTGGAAATAAGATTTCAACAGAGAAAATACATATAAGAGTACCGAGAATATCAGGTTATAATCGTGCATACGATGTTGAAAAATCTGTAGAGTGGATAAGAGAAAATATGTCAATAGAACCTGAGGTATTTGAGTATAAGAAAATATAGTTTATACTGATATAGGACTGTGAAAGGAAGTATTAAAATGAGCAGAAAATCTGAGATAGAGCTGACAAATATGTGCCTTATATGTGACGGTAATAAGGTACTTGTGCAGGAAAAGGCGGGAACAAATGGACTTGTGTTTCCGGGAGGTCATGTGGAAGAAGGGGAGTTGTAATCAGAAAAGAAGAATGAGAAAAACAGTGTAAGTGAATAAAGACGAATAACCCCGAAGAATGGCGAATTTAAAGGGTTTGTGGGAATGTGGATAAATAATTTCTCATTCTTTATTTCAGAGAGTGCCGGGCAAAAAAGAGTAAAACTAGAATGTGGATAAGTAAACAGAGAAAGATGTTTAACAGGCTTTAAAATGGCTTTAAATGGTCGTTTTAAGGCTTTTTTTGATGTAAAAAAACTCCATACATTGATAACAATTAAATAGGGGATTGGCGAACAACTCGGTTCGCCAATCAAAAAGAGTTCGTCAATCACTGGAAGCCAGTATTTATAAGGCTTTACTTAAGAAAGCTTTATAAAATTAGAAAAAGTAGGAAAAGAAGAATTATAAAAAAATTGGCATTTAAAAAGTAGCTTTATACATTTATTGTATAAATATACAATAAAAAACTACTTTCGGATAAAGTTGTGGTATCTATCTTCCTGATCATCAGTAAGAATAACTTTTCCTATAATTCTAAAGATGCCTTGATAGTTTTTTAAAGGATAAGTTAAAGGTTTAAATGTAGAGTTAAAGGAGGTTAAAATGACAGTTTTATTAGTTGAATCATATTTAAATCTTTTACAAGTGGTTTCTCCATCAATATCAAAAACACCTATATCTCCATTATCAAGACTTTGCATAGATTTAATAAATATATTTTCTCCATTATGAATTACCGGTTCCATGCTAGTACCATTTGCCACTGTTGCAAAGTCTGCCTTATCAGATGGAGCAACAACTTTATCAAGATATTCTTCAACTAAGGTAATAGGAATACCTGCTGCAACCTTTCCAAGAATAGGAACAATTTTTTTGTTGGTGTTATAGTGAGTACTATTTTCATTTATTATATTTTTTTTATTTGTGTTACTTAAGCTATTAGATTGCTCTTTCTTCAGTGATGCTATTTCAATAAATATATCTATTTTATTTTTATCAATTTCTGAAAGTTGATTATATTTCTTAATAAGTTCGTTTTCATTATTATTTGGAACTGAAAAAATGCTCTTGTCGTTTCCTGTTATAAGATACTCTATAGATGTGTCTAGCAAATTTGCTACTAATAGAACTTTATCAACAGAGGGACTATTAGTATCCCACCTATACATTGAATTCTTTCCAAATGCTAGTTTTTCTTCAATACTAGATATTGTTAATCCCTGTTCTTTTGCTATTATCTTTATTCTATCCAAAATAGTCATATATCCTCCATAAATTAGTAAATATACTAAAAACTATTGACTATTAGCAAATTTACTAATATACTGTTAATAGGTTAGTTAAACAACCTGTAGAAATTATAACAGGTTTAAAAATTAACCACAATAGAAAAGAGGAGGTAAGACAATGGAGCCTTATGGAAATATGGTAAAGAAAAAGCTTATTGATAAGGGAATGAGACAGAAAGAGCTTGCCGAAATGGTAGGGTGTAGCAAGATTTATATGAGCTATATTATCACCGGTAAGAAAAGCGGATGGAAGTATAGAAAGAAGATTAATGAGATACTTGATCTGAAAGAGGGAGCATAGATGGTAGCTCAGAAGATATATAAGGTAAAAAGAATATTTAATAAATATATATAAAAGGAGCCCCCCTCACAAGGACGGGAACTCCAGTAAATGACAATTAGAGAATAGCATAACTACAATAAAAATGCAAGGATAGGAGGTAACATGGAAGGCATTCTTGCAGGAATAAAGCTGACAGTGGCAGAGTATTCCAAGCTGAGGGGATGCTCTGAGAGATATGTACAAAGCCTATGTCAAAAAAGGAAGATTGAAGTTGAAGAAGTAAACCTTAAATCAAGGGGTGGAGTGTCAGGTATTTCTTACTTAATCCCTTTAACATCCTTGCCTGACAAGGAAATTAAAAGATGGATTAGAAAGCATTCTAAGGAAGAGCTGCTGGTGGCATCTAAGGCAATATCAGAGCCTGAAGAAAATAAAATAATTGATTTGACCTATGAGACTCTTACAGCTGATCAGAGGGAAGAACTTGGATTAAAGAAAAGGATCCTGGAAGGGTGGCATAAATATAGACTTGAAGAAAAAGCTAAGGGAGTATCGCTTGCTGAGGCTGATAGTACTTATATAAGGATTATACATTTACAGTACCCGGATATGGCTTTTTCCAGGGCAACACTTAACAAGTGGAATAAGGCAATGGCTGATAAAGGTGAAATGGCTCTTATAGATATGAGAGGAAGGCATAACAATCATAAAACCGGTATGCCTGACGGAGTATTTGATATATTCCAGTACTACTACTTAGATCAGAGCAGAAAATCAATAAGTATGTGTGTGGCACTTACAAAGATGGAAGCTAAAAAGCAGGGTATTGATACAGAACTGCCAAGCGTTAGAACTTTTGTAAATTGGGTATCAAAGATACCTGATCCGGTACTGATGTACTTCAGATATGGTGAAAAGGCTATGAAGGATAAGGCATTACCTTATGTACATAGAGAGTATGATGATTTATATGCTAATGACATTTGGGTATCTGATAACCATACATTTGACATTATGATCACAGACGGCGAAAGGCAGATGAGAGTGTATCTTACAGCATTCCTTGATATAAGAAGCAGAAAGATAATGGGACATTATGTAACAACTGCTCCAAGTGCTGATGCAACACTGTATGCATTAAGGCAGGGAATAGAAAAGTATGGAGTTCCTAAGAGGATACTTACTGATAACGGCCGTGAATTCCTTACATTTGATATCGGTGGTAGAGGCTTCAGAAAAAAGGGAAGTGAACAGGATCCTGAAACGATTATGGAAAGACTTGGAATAGATTTCCATACTGCATTAGTTAAGAATGCCAGGGCAAAAATTATTGAGAGAACTTTTAGGACTGTTAAAGAGGAGTTTTCAAAGCTCTTTTTAAGCTATACAGGTGGAAATGTACTCGAAAAGCCGGAGAGACTTAAGACTGTAGTAAAGGATGTGAATAAGCTTACAAGTTTAGAAGATTTCAGAGACTATGTAAGTCAGTATATAGAGAATGTATACAACGCCAGGGAAAATAACGGATATGGAATGAGGGGCAGAAGTCCTAATGAAGTATACAGAACTACATTAGTTGAAGTAAGAAAAGCAAGTAAGGAAGTACTTGATATTATGCTTCTCAGGTCTACAAGGCTTCAAAAGGTTACAAGAGCGGGAGTTAAACTTAAGTTCTATGATAAGGAAATATTCTTTATCAGCGATGAGATGATACTTAATCATCAGGGCGAACAGGTATTTGTAAGATACAATCCTGAAAACCTTGCCGAAGTACGAGTATATGATTCTGAAGACAGATATATATTGACAGCTAAGCAAGTAGAAGAATTGTCATACTTTGCTACTAAGGAAGATGTAAGTAAGGCAATGAAAGAACAGAGAAGACTTGCAAGTGTTGTAAAGGCTTATAAGAAGGACAAGAATCTCAAAGGCACTGATGCACTGGATCTGGTACTTGAAGCTGCAAGTGATGTACTGGATAGGGATGGAGAGTTAAACCCGGATGTTATAAAGATATTGCGTAATCCGGATAAGGAGAACTGTGAAAGTATGGCTACCGCAGTGGGAGCGGAAGAGCTTGACTGGGGTAAGGCCAATGAGAAGATAAAAAGATTGGAAAGGAAGTAAAGGTAAATGACAGAAGAGAAAATTAAAGAAGAGACTGTTAGTGAGGTAGCAAAGTCAAATAGGATGGGAGAGGAAGAAGCTATAAGTGCTTTAAAACAGTATATAGAAGAGACGGGAAAGTCTCAAACTATGATTGCAAGGGAATTGGGATATAATTCAGGAGCTATAATTTCAAGCTTCCTTAGTGGCACTTATAAGGCTGCACATGTGTTGATACCTAAGATTGAGGTGCTGATTTCTAACCAGGTAGCAAAGACACTTGCTCCAAAGGAACCGGAGTTTGCGAAGACTTCAATGAGCAAGATAATAATGGATAAGATAGAATACTGTAGGCTTATGGGAAAACCTGTAATTATATATGGTGATGCCGGTGTAGGTAAAACAATGGCTATAAAGGAGTATGTTAAAAATAATCCAATGGCGATATTTATAACATGTGCTCCGGCATATAAGAGGATATCAGGTGTCAATTACTTACTGTGTTCAAAGCTTGGAATAAGGGAGAGAAGAACAATGTATGCTTATGATGAGATAGTATATAAGCTTACAAACTCTGATAGAGTAATTATCGTTGATGAGGCACAGTTTTTATCAGATGATTCATTAGAGCATTTACGTTCAATATCAGATGCGGCAGGTATAGGTATATGCTTTGTTGGAAACAGTAGCCTTTTTTCAAATATAACTAAAAATGAAAGTAAGGATTTCGGTCAGATTTTTTCAAGGAAATCAAATGATACAGAACTAAGAGTGGGAGATATTAAAAGAACGGATATTGAGAGTATATTTGCCGGGGCATATCTGGATGATAAGTCAATAGACTTGCTTTATAAGATTGCCAAGACTCCATACGGTATAAGAGGAGCTGTCAACGTATATATAGCTACAGTTTCATTGTTCGATGAATTAAATGTTGAAAAACTTGCAAATGTCGCAAGACAGATAAAAATAGGATAGGAGAACAGTACAATGGTAAAGAAGATTGTGATTGAGTTTGAGGCAGGGAATGACAGTAAGGTTGCTGACAGAGTTTTTGAGAGTGCAATTAAGTATATAAGAAAAAGCGGCGGCAGGATAGTAGGAATGATGACTGAGGATGTGGAGCCTGAAAGAGGGGTAGAGAGAAGAAAGGATTTTTCTATCCCGGACTTAAGTAAGAGTAAGGCTTATGAAGAAAGATTGAGTTTGAGACAGGCAGTAAGGGAAGGTCGGCTGATAGAGTTTTTGAAAGTATAATGAAGCATAAGTGTAGGGAAGAAGGGAAGGTTTTAAATGCAAAATAATTATAATGAGATGGCGGTTGCAAATATCAATCTAAGAACTTTAGACATAGATGAGCTTATTGATTTTGCTATTGCAAAGAAGAAGATAGCAGACCTTGCAGGAGCGGAGCTGGATGTAATTAAGAAAGAGATGCAGGAGAGGGCGATAAGTTTTCAGGATGATAGACACATTAAATTCACTGAATGGCATGGATCGGATAAGTCTATTGCAAGTATAACCACTGCAAGCACTATGGAGATTAAAAACTTTACTAAGCTTAAAGGTTTGCTTGGTAAGGAGTTTGTAGGAGAAAAGATTAAGGAAAAAAGACTGGTTAAATATGTTGTTGAAGATAGCTTTAAAAAGGCTTTAATCGCTCTTAAAATGGGTGATTATGAAAGCAAAGCAAGTATTGATGATGTTATTGACTCTGCCGGATGGTGTGAAGGAAATCCCGATAAAAAGGCACTACTTAAAAAGAGCCTAAAGGGTGATTATAAGAAGGATAAAAAAGCGGTTCTTACATCACTTAATCTAAGTGATGAAGAGTGTGATATTGATACAGAGCTGTTTCTTATCTATCAGATAAAGAATTTTGAACTTATAAAGGCATTCTTTGATGTTACACAGCTTGAAGAGATAAGGGAGAGACTTGAAGGAGTAGTTGATGTTTCAGAATCTATAAGAATTGGCTTAAAGGCGGTGTAAGGTGGAAGAGAGAAATGTAACAAGGCTTCAGCTATCAAAGATTTATGCTTTAGCTAAGAAACATGGAATGGATAATGAACTGCTGCACTCTTATGTAGAGGCACTGATCGGCAAGGACAGTTTAAAGAAACTTAGTTATGAGGAAGCTGAAAGAGTGGCGGACAGCCTTATGGGCAAGGATGTAGTATCTAGGTTTCCAAGGCAGGAAGTACTTACAGATAGACAAAAAAGACTGATTATATCTTTGGCTATACAGCTTGGATGGGTGAGGGAAGATAATAAGAATTTGGCGGACTTTGAAAGGCTGAATGGATTTGTAAGAAAACAGTATGACACACTTTATATGAGGGTATTATCAAGAAGTAATGCCTCAAAGTGTATCGAAGCAATGAAAGAAATGGTTGATAGAATAGAGGGGAATTGAAAATGGATAATGCGTATAGTGCAGGTGAGAAGCTGTTGTGTGGCTCTTATACTCAATATACTCCATCCGGTAAAGCTAATTTTACGAGGATGGGATGCTTTGGGAAGGAACCTAGAGTCGGTGCGATTGTATACTTTTATAGTAAGTCTATGGGAAGAGTAAGTCATGTTGGAATTGTTTCGCATGTAGATAAAACCGGTGATAGCTATAATATACTTACCATAGAGGGGAATACTACCGAAGGGACAGGATTTAGCAGGAATGGCGGATGTGTGGCGACAAAATCATATAAGTTCAAACTTAGTGATGTAGGTGGAGATGCCAGAGTAAACGGCTTTGGATATCCACAATTTGATTCAGATACTTGTACCGTTGAGGAGTTTATCTCTACTGCAAGAGGTGAAATCGGATATGTTGAAAAGGATAGCAGAAGGGAACTTGAAAGTAAGACTGCTAATCCTGGAAATAATAACTTTACAAAATACGGAGAATGGTATAAAAATAATGGAGCTTTCTGGTGTCAACAGTTTGTTTCATGGTGTGCTTACCAAGCATGTAAAACACATAAAAGTAACACAGAAACGGGATGGATTAAAGTTGCTAATAGGTGGAAGTATGGGTTGCATGGTACATTAGTTAAGAATCAGTGGCTTGTAATCGGTGGAAGGTGGTACGCATTTGATGGTGAGGGATTTATGGTAACCGGATGGTTTTTATCAGAAGGTGGATGGTATTATCTCAATCCTGATGACGGTGCAATGCTTGCTAATCAATGGATTGAAATTGACGGAAAAAGTTACTATTTATGTGAAACAGGTATAATGGCTACCAACTGCTACATTTTGGGAGACGGTGGAAGAATGTGGTGGGTTGATGCTGATGGTGTTTGTCAGGTGGATGAAGTAGCTAAGTAATAAGTAGGAAGGAGGGCTTTAGATGGAAGAACTTGATATTAGATTTGAAGATTTATCAAATAATGCAAAGGAGCTTGCAGAAACTATAGGAATAGAAGCCCTCATAAAACTTGCTACTATGTTCGGTGGGAGTTCAGTATATATTCCACAGTTGAGAGCTGTTACAAAAAAAGATGTGTATAGACAGATGAGAACGGAATATATAAAAAATAATGCCAGTAAAAAAGAGTTGGCTATAAAGTATGGAATCAGTATTTCTACAGTGAACAGACAATTAAAAGGAGAAAGGAAGTTAAGAAAGCCTCCGGATATTGAAGGACAATTAAGAATGGAATTTTAAAGATGAGAGTTTTGTAACACTATAAAAGTGATGCAGAACTCTCATTTTATTGACATTTTGATAAGGGTTTAGGGGAAATAATATAATTTAAATCAAGATAAAAATTTTGGAGGTAACAAAATGAAGGAAATAGTTTTAAATGTTTTTACAAGTGTAATGATGGTAATAGTGGTATCGGCTCTATGCTCCGGGGTGACATATCTTAGGAAGTACATTGATGGTGCTTTGGAGAGGCTTAAAAATGATGAGAGATTTAAAGATAATGCATTCGCACAGAGTTCTTTTTACTTTGCAGAGAATTTTATAGCCGGGCTTACAAGAACTGCTGTAGCTGCTATGGAGCAGGCTAAGGCGAAGGATCTAAGACAGAAGGTAGCAGAAGGATTGGCTTCAAGAGATAAATTGCAGGCACTTGCACTGGAAGTAAGAGAAAGTGTAAAGGCACAGCTGTCCCCTGTAATGCTTGAAGAAGTTAATAAGTATATTTTAGATTTGGACTCATATATTGATGACAAGATTGAGGCAAGTGTACTTGAATTAAAAAGAAATGCTGTAAAGTAGTAATACCGGGAGTGTGTGATGGATATAACTTTTATTTTAAAGAGTATAACCGATCTGGGGCTTCAGGTAGCTCTCATAGCTGTATTTATCTGGTATTTCTTTAAGAGAGATAAAGACAGAGAAGAGAGTTTAACTCTTGAAAAAGTAAAGCTGCATGAGGATATCAAGGCAAAGCAGGATGAGGTTAGAAAAGAACTTGAGAATGCTAAGATTAATGCAAGTGAAAAAGAAGCTTTACTAATGAGTGAGAACGCTAAGAGAGAAGAACTTATCAGAAAAGAATCTGAAAGAAGAGAAACAATGATAAGGGCAGAGAGTATGCACAGGGAAGAAACTCTTATGAGGCAGATGGATAAGATGAATGATTCGCTTAAAGAGATAAGTACATCCATGGTGGGAATGAGTAATACAATGGAGAAGCTTGGCAAGAGTGTTGAATCTGTGGATTTGAGATTAAAGGAAGTTGAAGGGAAGTTAAACTGAAAGTTAACTTAGGTTAAATCAGGAAGTGAGGGACAGTGAGAAGTCTTGATATTTTAAAAAAGAAAGAACTTAGAGGGGCAATCATTGAAAGGCTTTACGGCTTTTACGGTGAAGATATCTCTATTTCAGTATTAAAGGCATCACTGCCGCTGTCAGGGGTGCTTACTGATACGGAACTTAAAAGTGCATTGTATTATCTTGGCGGAGCCGGGAAGGAATACATTAAGGTAGTTATTAATAAAGCAAGTTACATAGATTCCCTTATATGGCTCACTCCAAGGGGAGTGAATTTGGCTGAGGGAGATATGGAAGATGTGGGAGTAAATAGAAATGAGTAGACTTATTGATGTAGCTACAAAGGAAGTGGCAAGAACGACGATTCTTGAAACGCTTGAAGAGGCAGGGATTACCGGGTGCAGTACACAGGTTCTTAATAAAAGTAAGATTGAGGCTGATATAGAAAATACTCTTTTTTACCTTGAAAGCAAGGAACTTGTAAGGTGTAAAAATTACGAGAATGCAAGGCAGGGAATTAAAAGAACGGTGTACTTTATCACTGAAAAGGGCATTGATTTCCTTGACGGCAATGTAGTGGAAACAGGACTGGCTGATGGCTGATAACAGGACACATGGAAAGATTGACAGCCTGCCTGTAGAAGTAAAAACTGATGTTGAAGAGAGTTTGCTTAGTGGAAAGACCTACAAGGAGATTTCAGATGATTTAAATGATGCAGGGTATGATGTACATGAGTCGAGTGTTGGCAGGTATGGAAGAAAATACCTGAAGCGGTTTGAATCTGTAAGGTTGGCAAAACAGTTTGCAAAGCTTTTAGCTGAAGATGAGGTTGACAGACCACCAACGGAGCTGCATGAGGCAAATAATATGATTATGAGCCAAATCCTTATGGAAGCTATGATGGATGGGGAAATGAAAGCAAAAGAGATGGCAAGCGTTGCAAAGTCAATAGCGACTCTGCAAAGTGCACAGGTAAATAATGAAAGACTTAAGATTAAGGCAAGAGAGAATGCTGGGGATATTCATACCGCTATGAACGTGCTTAAGGAGAAGATATTCAAAGAAATTGCCGCATCACATCCTGATGTTGCACAGATTCTTACAGAGCTTGCTACTGAAACTGAAGAAGAGATGAAAAACAATATCAAAGGGTAAGACATAGATGTACAGTCTATTGTCACGCCCTTTTTTAATCCGACAAAAAGAGGAAGTGACAATGAAAGATTGGAAAGAAAATGCTTACGATATGTTTTTTAATGACGGCCTTGAGATAAACGATATAGCAATTTTACTTGAAAAGAGTAGAAGAAGTATACAGGGTTATCTATCTACATGTGAAGCATATGAACATGAGAAAGAAAGAAGAAAGGCTGCAGGTAAGCTTAAAAGAAAAGAGTATAAAAGACAGTGGGATAGAGATAACAGGAGCAAAAGTGACACAGTTACAGCCGAGAGCATGAGAAGGGAACATGATGTAGCTGCTATGATACTTAGTCATGAAAAGTACTGATATGAGTGAGTTTTTAAATTTTGCCAAGGATTATAGAGACAGGGAAGCAGGTCTGAAGGGACTTGATAACTCTCCGGAGTCAATAAGACGAAGAAATATAGAAAAGGGCATCAAAGACTTTAGAACATTTTGCAATCTAAGAAACCCGGAGTTTTTTAAAGCTGAAAGAGAGTATCAGACACAGATTTGTGAAACGCTGCAAGCTGCTTATGAAAAGAGACTTAAAAGTAAAACTGGAGAGATTGCAGACATACTCATAATCAATGAACCTCCGGGATTTGGAAAGAGTTATACAGCAAGTACATTTATTACTTGGGTTCTTGGGAACAACCCTAAAACGCAGGTTATAGCAGTTTCTTATAATCAGACATTATCTCTCACATTCTCAAAGAGTGTAAGGGAAGCTATTCAGGATGAAGAAATAAAGGGAGACCTTGATTATTATGCTGTAAAAAGCTTCTTTCCTAAGCTTAAAATCAAATACGGTGATGGAGCTATGGAAAGATGGAGTGTAGAAGGTTCATACATGAGTTATCTTGCTACAAGCTTTGATGGAAGTATTACAGGTATGAGAGGACATATCGGTATTATTGATGATCCACTCAAGAATGCTAAAGAAGCTGTAGATGACAACAAAAAGGATGAAATATGGAACTTTTATAAAAACACTTTTCAATCCAGAATGCTTGATGGTGCATTAGTAATAGTAATTCAGACAAGATGGGCAAGTGACGATCTGGCAGGAAGGCTGATGGCAGAGTTCCCCGGAAGATGTTATGAGCTTAAGCTTACTGCCCTTAAAGAAGATGGTAGCAGTATTTGTGAAGATTTGTACTCTACAAAAGATTTACAGATGAAGGCTGCTACACTTGATGAGGATATATGGCTTGCTAACTATATGCAGGAGCCTGTAGATAAGAAAGGTAGCTTATATGGAATATTCAAAACATATGATGCAATAGATACAGATAAGGCGGAGCGAATGATTGCTTATGTAGATACTGCAGATACCGGTGCAGATTATCTTTGTATGATAGCTGCTGCTGTAATTGGAAGATATGGATATGTACTTGATGTTTATTACACGGATGAAGCTATGGAAGTTACTGAAAGGGAAACAGCAAGAAGATTGGCTCTTTGTGGAGTTAGGGATTGCCTTATTGAGAGTAACAACGGCGGAAGAGGTTTTGCAAGGAATGTAATAAGGTTTTTACAAGGTTTAAAAGCCTTTAAATGTATGGTTACATGGTTTTCACAAAGCAAAAATAAGAAGACAAGAATACTTGCCAATGCAAGTAATGTGATGGACCAGGTTATAATGCCGGAGGATTGGGAAACAAAATATCCTGAATTTGCAAGACATATAAAGAAGTATCAAAGGAAAGGCAAGAATGAACATGATGATGCAGAGGATACATTGACGGGTCTTGTGGAGTTTATAAATGGTGATGTTAAGGGCAAGAAGAAAGCAAGACTTGGTTATAAGTCAAGGCTTGGAATGTAGGTATATATGTTTTATTTTGACATGAATGAAGTTATAGATGAAGACTTTATAACGAAGATTGTTAATAAGTTCAAGATGGGAGCAGTGGAACATTATAGGATGCTTGAGCGTTATTATGATGTAAAGAATGATGCCATTGCACTTAGAAATATGAAGGCAGGAAAGCCTAATAATAAGATATTTCATGGATTTGCAAGGTATATAACGAATATGGCTACATCTTACTTTGCAGGTAAACCTATAGAGTATCTTATAGATGATGAAGAATATAAAAAGGAATTACTTACATATCTTGATGACAACTATAATTTTGACTATGAGATTTCTAAAGAAGCGAGTAAAAAAGGAATAGCATATGAGCTGCTATATGTTACAGAAAATAGTGAGTTGAGGAGCAGACAGTACAGTGCGGAGGATATAATTCCAATATACTCATCATATCCGGATGAGTTTTTGAATGGTTTTATAAAGTTATCTTCAGTATATGACTTGGACGGCCAGCTAAAAGAAGAAAGAGCTGTTGCTTATGATAAGTCGGATATGTATGAGTTTAGAAGAGGTACAAGTAGTGGAAGATTTGAATTAGTGGATGTAAACAGGCACTATTTAAGCGATGTACCTCTTATTGTGTATTGGAATACTCAAGAAATGAGTTCCGATTATGAAAGCGTTATAACGTTGATAGATGCGTATGACAGGGCGGAAAGCAATACTGCTAATGACATGGATTATTTTACAGATGCATATCTGGTAATAAAGGGAGCTGAAGGCGGACTTGTAGACGAGAGTGGAGAGGACATAAGTCTAAGCGAAAGTGAAAAAAGCTTAAGAGATAGAAGGGTAATGTATCTGGATGAGAGTGGTGATGCAAAGTTTTTAATAAAAGGCAGTGATGATGAATCAAGTGAAAACTTTAAAAATAGGTTATTTAAAGATATTTTCTTCACATCTCAGGTTCCGGCAATGACAGACGAGAATTTTGCAGGAGATTTATCAGGAATTGCTTTAAGATATAAGCTTATTGGCCTTGAGCAGCTTGCAATCATGAAGGAAAACAGAATGAGACTTGCAAAGAAAAAGAAGATAAGTATGATTACAGATTGGATCAACTGGAAAAAGTCTAAAAGATACGATGCATCAAGTGTAAAACAGAAGTATACAAGGAACTTTACTGAGAATATATCTGAAATTATTGACAATGTTACTAAGCTTAACGGCATTGTAAGTAAGAGAACACAGCTTGATATGTTGCCACAGGATATAATACATGATACTGATAAGGAACTTGAAATTATAGAGGAAGAGCTTAAGGAAAGCGAAGGGCTGTTTATGGAGCCGGTAAGTTAAGTATATGAAAGGTGCGGATTACTGGGAACAAAGAGCCATTAAGGATAAGAAATTTGCAACAAATAAGACAGAGGAGTATATAAATTCAAGGCTTACTAAAGCTTATAGTAAGGTTTCAAAGGAGCTTGAAGAAGAAATAAGTGAGCTTTATAAGAAACTGGATAAGAGTAGAGCTTTATTATCACAGAGTAAAGAAAAGCTTTTAACCAGTTCAGAAGCAAGTGAGATAAAAGAGCTTCTTAAATTACTTGAAAAAGAGAAGGCTAAGCTTTTGGAGGCGGCCGAACTACCTGAAGAGATAGTAAAAAATATAGAGGAGAATATCAAGCTTATTGAGGAAAGTTTAAAGCTTAAATCAACTAATGGTTATATAACTCATTTAGAGCTTATGAATGAAAGGATAAATTCTTTAGCACTTTCGGTAGCAAATGAAAATCAGATAAATATGTATGGCTTCCTATCAAGTCAATACAAGGATAACTATTTTAGAGGTGTATTCAGAGTTCAGCAAGGAATAGGGTTTGGAAAGGACTTTATTTCTCCAAACCCTAAAGTAGTTCAAGGAATCATAATGAAGAAATTTGCAGGAAGCAGCTTTTCAAAACGTATTTGGAAGGATGCGAATAAGCTTGCGACCACTTTAAAGGACACATTAACCAATGGTCTTATACGGGGTGAATCTATAGACCAGATGACGAAGAGGCTACTTACAAGGATTGATGCTTCAAAAAGTCATGCAAGGACTCTAATTAGAACAGAATCTGCAAGGATATATGAAGAGGCTACAAAGGAATCTTATAAAGAGTGTGGCATAGAAAAGTATATATTTCTTGCTACACTTGATAGAAAGACATCTTTGATATGTCAGGAACTTGATATGAAAAGCTTTCATCTTGATAAAGCTAAAGCCGGGGAAAACTATCCACCTATGCATCCTAATTGTCGGAGTACTACAATGGCTGATACCAAGCCATTGAAGAGATTAGCGAGAGGATCTGACGGTAAAAATTATACAGTAGATGGAAATCTTAGTTATAAAGAGTGGTATGAAGGACTTTCAAGCGATGAACAAGGAAGGATGAAGCTTGAGAACAAGAAAGATGAGAATAAGAAGAAGGATAAGGAAGAGCTGAACGAGATTAGAAACATCATAGGAAAGCATGATTCACCTTCACTTGCGAAGTATCAGGAAATGAAATATAATAAAACTGAAGAGTACAGACTGCTTAATGGATATGTTAGGGGTATAAACAAAGGTGATATTTCAGTACTTGTGGGGTTTGATAACTATAAGGACAATGCTGAAAAGTTGAGAAGCCTTGTTGGTCAAAAAACATCAGACGGACTGGAAATAAAGAACTTTTCAACACATATGGTGGATAGACTAATAGGTAATATGTCGTATGAAGAAATGGGATTAAGAAGCAAGGAAGAACGAAAAGGCATAAGATTTGGAGTCACAATAGATATGGTGGAGGATGCTCTTAAAAATGGAGAAGTTTCAGATAGTCAGTATAATGATTTAGGTGAAGAAATCGGTAGGGTATATAAGACAGCTACATGTAAGGTTGCATTCAATCCAAGTACCGGGAATATGATACAAACAAATCCATATTGTAAAAAGGAGAAAAAATGAGAAGGATAATTATAAGTGAAAAAGATATTGTAGATTTAAAAGTGTATATACCGGATATTAAGGAAAAGGTTGAAAATCTTGATGCAGATGATGTGGATGCCTTTAATGATTTGTTAGATGAGATAGATAATATATATCTTATCTATGGTATTGATGAAAATGATGAGCCAAATGAGATCGGTTGGAAGTACGAGAAGATAAGGGATAGAATATTTGCTGATAATTATCCAGATTAAATATGCCTTTATATTTTGCCCGTAAATGCAATTAGATGTTCTAGGGTATAAATGTTCAAGTAAAAATAGTTAAACAAATTTAAACGGTGTTTAAACGTGTTTTAAATAGGGTATAGTGTGTGACACTATACTAAAACTGAGATTAGAAAAGATTGCAGCTTATGCAGTCTTTTTTATTTTATAAAAATTGGACTTTGAATGATTTTCAGAGTCTTTTTTAATTGGAGAAAGGAGCTTTAATGGAGGAAGCAAAAATTAAGGATGATGATAAGGACCTTAATAAAAAGGATATTGAAGGTGCCGATGGAAAAACGGAGACAGATGGTAAGCCGCCTGAAGATAGTGATGTAGAGTCTACAGAGACTAAGAAAGATATCGAAGTAAAAGAACCTGTAGAGTCTAAAGAGGGTAAGGTAAGTGAAGCATCTGAGGAAGTCGGGTTGCAGGAAAAGGAAAAAGATTTAAAACAACCGGCTGAAGATAAAACATCTACTAAAGCATCTGAAAAGAGCCTTGAAGATAGGGAAAAGGAACTTTCAAAGCGAGAGGAAGAACTATCTAAAAGGGAGATTGAAGCAGGTGCTAAAAGCATTTTAAGAGATAAAGGGCTGTCTGAAGATGTTTTGCCTTTGGTTATTAGAGGCAGCTTGGAAGATACTGAAGCAAGTATTGAATTGCTTGAAAAGGTGTTGGGAGATCAGGTGGAGAAAAAGCTTGGAGAAGTAGCAAAGAGTAAAAGCCCGGAAGATAGTAAAGGTAATATTAACAAAGGTACAGGCTCTATGGCGGATATCATAGAAGCAGGATTAAGAGGTTAAGGAGATTTAAAATGGCGTTAAATATAAGTGCAGCAAGAACAATTTTTCAGGATAAGTTAGACCAGTTAATGGTTGAGGAGCTTACAAGTGGATTTATGGAAGCAAATGCAGGAGATGTTATCTATACCGGAGGAAGCGAAATAAAGATTCCTACAATTGTTATGGATGGATTAAAGGACTACTCCAGAGCTGACGGATACCCGACAGGTGGAGTGACTCTTTCATATCAGACTGTAAAGATGACAATGGATAGAGGTGAAGGGTTCATGCTTGATGCAATGGATGTTGAGGAGACCAATTTCCTTGCTTCAGCTTCAACAGTACTTGGAGAGTTTCAAAGAACAAAGGTGGTTCCTGAGGTAGATGCATATAGATATTCTAAAATTCATGGAATTGTAAAGGATAAGGCTGCATCAAATGTAAGAGCGGAGACAACAGCTCTTACAGAAAAAACTATCTATAAGGCTATAGCAAATGATATAGCACTTGTTAGAGATGAAATCGGTGAGAGCAATGAGCTTGTTGTTATTATAAACGGTATAGCAAGAGGCCTTTTAAATAACAATGAGACATTCACAAAGATGTTGACACAGGCTGACTTTGTGAAGGGAGAGATTACAACAAAGATAAGAACTATTGATGAGTGTCCTATTATTGCGGTTCCGTCATCAAGAATGTTTACAGAGTATGATTTCTTTAAGGGTTCTGAGAGTTCAGGACAAAAAGACGGATTTAAGAAAAAGTCAACAGCAAAGCAGATTAACTATATTGTTATGCCAAGGAAGGCTGCTATCGCAGTATGTAAGCAGGATGCACCAAAGATAATAACTCCGGAGTTAAATCAGAAGGCGGATGCATGGTTTATCGGATACAGAAAGTATCATGATCTTTGGATTAAGGAGTCAAATATAGGTGCTATCAGAATCAGCACAGAGGCTTAGTGTATGCTTGAGCAGATAAAGATACTGCTTGGAATTACCGATACTGAAAGCGATGCACTACTTGGCATCATGATAGATGATGCCAGGAGTGCAATTATAAGTTATCTAAACAGAAAGGATTTTCCTGATGGGCTTAACTTTGCGATTAGGGAGATGGTAGTAAAAGCATATAAAGAAAGTGTATCAGGTGGGGTTGCAAGTGTAAACAGAGGTGATACTTCTATAAGTTATACAACTATAGACAGCAGCTGTTTTGATGAGAAGCTTTTAAGGGCTTTCAGTAAGTACAAAAAGATAAGGATGGATTGATGAAAGAGGCAGAAAGATTGTCATATCTTTTTAGATATAAGGATAACAAAGAGTCGGATGATGAGAATGAAAATTTAGAAAAACAAAAGGTCAATACTGATAAGAAGGAAAAGGGTAATGATAAATGAAGCCATGATTTTAGGCCGGCTTTATAAGGATAGACTAAGGTTATATAGATATAGGCTTTTTAAAACTGATTATGGAGAAAGCAAGAGTGAAAAAGAGCTTATATATGATGATGTACCATGTGGTCTTAGTCTATCAAAAAAATCTGAACCTGTTAGAACCGATATAGCTTATGAGAGTAGTGAGGATTATGTGATATTTGCAGCTCCTACTATAGATATTAGAAACAAAGATTTTATAGAAGTTAGAACAGGAGCAGGGGACATAATACGAGGTAGAGCAGGAAAGAGCTTTAAATATCCGTCACACATAGAAGCAAGTTTAAAGATAGAAGAGGTGGTTTGATGAGGGATATGAATGAAATCGCAGATATGCTTGAAAGAGGTCTTGAGGCATGGCAGTCAGAAATCTTTGAAAGAGAAGCAATGAAGATAGGCAGGCATGCAGTCGATTCTGTAAAGTCCTTGACTCCGGTCATCACCGGGCATCTAAGAAGAAATTGGTACAATGAAGTTACTAAAGAGGGAAATGATTATATCATTTGGATAAAAAATAACGTGGTATACGGTCCGGCAGTTAACTATGGTAGGAGAACAAAGAATGGTGGCATGACAAGAGGTCAGTATATGCTTGAGACAGGTATTGAAAATTATAAACAGTCTGCATATGAGAACGATATAAATGCTATGATTTTAGCCTTACAGGGAGCTTTTAATGCTTAGTTTAAATGATATTAAAAAGGCTTTAACAGGACTTTTAAATGATGTTAAAAGTGGAATAAACATTTTTTGTGAAGACATAGAGCAGATTGATATGTTGGGGGCAGATGTATTTCCACTGCTGTACATACAACTTATACAGCTATCATCTTCTATAACATTGGATGGGAAAAGTCGGAATAGGGTGATACTTGTAGATATTACGTTTATGGAAAAAAGCAAAAGCAGCAATGAAACTATGTATGATGTAGCAGAACTTATAACTACAAAAGTAGGTATAGGTTTTAAGGTAAAGGACAGATTCTTAAAGATATTTTCTGTAGGGACAAATATAGCAGATGATACTTTACATGTTACTTTCAATTTAGATTTCTATGACGACTTAATGATAAATAGTGATGAAACAGATTTGTATGAAAGTATAAGTTTGTAATTTTAGGAGGTTAAATGGGATTACCAAGTATAAATATTGAGTTTTTCAAGAAGGCAAGTTCATTTATTGCGAGAAGTGGAAGAGGAGTAGTTTTACTTTTACTTAAGGATACTACTAAGAATACTGCAATAAATGTCTATACAACACAGGAAGATGTAGTGAAAGAAGACTGGAGTGCTGAGAACTTTAGGATAATTGATTTGTGCTTTATGGGTAAGCCGAATAAGGTAATAGCAGTCAGAGCTGTTACAAAGGTTTCAGGAATAGATGTGGATGAATGCAAACAACTTATTGAGAATTTGGATTTTGACTGGTTTGTAGGACCTTGTCTAAGCAAAGAGGAAGGTGCATTATTTGCAAGCTATTTTGACAGTCAGAAAAAGAAAAAGTACAAGAAGGGTAAGGCCGTACTTGTAGATCAGGCTACAGATTCACCCGCGGTAGTAAATTTTGCCACAACAAATATTTCAATAGTGTATAAAGGTGAGGTTATAAGTATAAGGTCAGAGGACTATACGGCACGAATTGCAGGGTTGCTTGCAGGAGTAAGCCTTACTGAATCCTCAACATATAAGGTACTCAAGGAGGTTGTAGATATAAAGCAATCTGCAAAACCTGATGAGGACATAAATGCAGGGAAACTGATAATTATTTTTGACGGAGAAAAATTTAAGATTGCAAGAGGTGTTACATCTTTGGTTACAGTATCTGAAGAAGCACCGGAGGATTTTAAGAAGATAAAGATTGTAGAAGCTTCAGATATGGTTAGAAATGATATCAAAACTACATTTGAAGATCAGTATGTTGGAAAAAGAAACAATACATATGATAATAAGCAGATTTTTGTTGGAGCAGTTTATTCATACCTTACAGAACTTGGAGAAAAGGTAATAGATAAGGATGAGGATATGGAAGTTTCCATTGATACAGGTTGGATAAAGAAGTATCTGGAAGAAAAGAAAAAGAAGGATACATCGGAGATGAGTGAGATTGAACTTAATAAGTCAAATACAGGAAGCCATTTGGCTATAAAAGCAAAGTTTAAGTTTTTAGATGCAATGGAAGATTTAACAATGGGAATTGAAATGTAAGTATAGGAGAATATATGGATGAGAGAATAACAGGTAATAGAGTTCTTTCCGGAACAAATGCCGAAATATTTTATAACGGACTGAAGATTGCCGGGTGCACTAAGATTAGTGCGAAAATTACTGTAAACAGAGAAGATGTACAGCTTGGAAGAGATGTGGATACAAAAATAACAGGTTTAAAAGGTGAAGGAACCATTTCTATCAGTAAAATTTATTCTGCATTTGAGAGTGTGAGAAAGGAAATCTTAAAAGGAAAAGATCCAAGAGGGACAATAATGACAAGGCTTGAAGATCCTGATGCGGTAGGTGGACAGATAGAAAGGTACCAGATTGGCAATGTGGCTTTAAGCGAATTTCCTATAGAGTATGAAAAAGGAGCATTGGTAAAGGCAGAGTTCCCATTCACGTTTACACCAAGTGATATGATTTGTTTAGATGAGATAAAGGAATAATAAGGAGTAATTATGGTAGATAAAGGAAAAGTCTTAACATTCAAATCTTTTGCAGAAAAAGCTGTAAGGAAGATGGAAGAGAGAAAAAAAATTAAAGTAAAAAAATATTATATTGGTGATCTGGATGAGGAGATAGTGCTTAGAGGGCTTAGTTCAGAAGAGCTTAATGATTGTCTTAATTACTCTGAAGATAATGTCCTCGTGGACAAGTACACAATTTACTATGCTTCAAAAACTTTGCAGGAGCTTGCAGAGTATATGGTTAATGAAGGTATTGTAAAAGAGCATATTCAGATAATGGATATGTTTTCGCCGGTAGATAGGACAAAACTTGCAAATGAGGTGCTGGCGTTATCAGGTGTTAAGGGTAAAAGTACAGTTTCGGATGTGGATGAATTAAAAAAAAGCTGATTTATTCACAGGATGCATATTTATATGGTTATTGTCTCAGCGTAGGAATATTACCGGCAAAGATAGATACAATGACAAGAAACGAAAAATTGGTACTGGAGACATTGGCAAAGCTTAATGAAGAGCAGCAAAAAAGACTTATAAGAGAGGCAGTAGCTGATGTAATGGTGGGGGATAACTAATGGATGTATTTGGTGGAGTAATAAGGCTACAAGATGATATAAGCGGAGTACTTAGAACTGCTGCACAGAGTGCAAGAAATTTTCAATCAGATGTCAGTAATGCCAGACAGGCATTGAATCAGCTGGAAAATACAAGAGTAAGTGATAGAACAGTAAGGGTGAATACTCAAGGTGCAAGAAGTGAAATCGAAAATACCAGGTCAAGATTACAATCCATAAGAGATAGGGCAGTGAATATAACTGCAAGGGCACAAAATGCACTGTCAAGTATTAGAAATGTTGGTACAAGATTAAGACAATCTATAAGGGACAGAGCTATAAATCTTATTGTAAGAGCTCCTGTAGCAATCCGAACAACAAGAATGGTCGGAGCTATGTTAAAAGAGCTTATAAAGGATAAAATAGCAAACATTAAAGCAAAGGTAAGTAATGCAGTAAATAAAATAAAAACCGTAGCATCACACCTGAAGAAGATTAAGGATAATAAGGTTGTAAGATTTGTTGCCAAGGGCGTTAAAGCTTTTGGCGGGATAGTAGCTAAGCTAGGGCTTGCAGGTGCAGCTGCAGGATTTGGTGCGGTAACGGCGGCAGGAACTTTAGCTCTCAAATCTGCTATGGACTTTGAAAAAGGTATGGCAAATGTAGGTACATTGCTTGATGGTGATGTAAAGGGTAAGCTTTCATCAATGGGAGAAAGCCTTAAGACCATATCAAAGGATACAGGTGTAGACCTTAATAATCTGTCAGGCGGACTTTATGAAGTTGTATCAGCTTTTGGAGAGAGTGCAGACTCTACAAAGCAGCTTGAGATAGCGGCTAAGGCTGCAAAGGCAGGTAATGCGGAGACATCAGAAGCCGTTAAGATGCTATCGGCTGTAACAAAGGGATATGGTGATACATCGGCTGAGGCAGTCGGTAAAGCAGCAGACCTTGCATTTGAGACTGTAAAATTAGGTCAGACAAGTTTCCCTGAACTTGCATCAAGTATGGGTGCCGTAATTCCTTTAGCATCAACTTTGAAAGTAAGTCAGGAAGAATTATTTGGTGCTATGGCAACACTTACAGGTGTAACCGGAGGAACTGCAGAAGTTACCACACAGCTTAAGGCTACAATGCAAGGTTTCATGTCGCCTTCAGCAGAAATGAGTGAAGCACTTAAAAAAATGGGTTATGCATCAGGAGCTGCAGCACTTGAAAGTGAAGGCCTCGGATCTATACTTAATAAACTAAAAGCGTCTGTTAATGGTGATGAAGTTGCCTTTGCAGGTCTTTTTTCATCTGTAGAGGCAAAAAATGCAGTATTAGCCTTGGCAGGTTCGCAGGCTGAGAACTTTGTTACAAAAACAGATGCAATGACTAAGGCATCCGGTGCAGCTGAAGGAGCATTTCAACAACAAAATAAATCTGTGGCTGCAATGGCAGGAAAGATTAAAAATTATGGAATGGTTATGCTTACATCTATTGGTGAAAAAGCATTACCTATTATTACAGATGCACTTGATAAGGTCATGACAGTTATGCCGTCTTTTGAAAGTTCGGTAGGTAAAGTATTTGATGCAGTCGGGCCGGTGCTTTTGTCGATAGGAAACATATTTTCTGACTCTGCAAATAAAATGGGATTTTCTTTTGAAAATGTCACATCAATAATAGCAGATGCGGTTACGGTTGTTGGAAATATAATAACTGCGATTGCTCCGGTAATAAGTGGGATTTTACAAGGTGTAGGAAGCATTGTGGAAGCGGTTTTCCCTGCAATAGCATCAGTAATGAGCATGGTCGGTGAAAAGATAGTTGCAGTATATACAATGCTTGGAAGCCATTCACAATTATTTCAAGGAATAGTAGAAACCATGGGACCTATAATAAGTGGAGTTATTAGTGGGTTAGGAGTTGTTATTGGTGGAGCATTTGATGTAATTATAGCGGCTGTAGACCTTTGTTTATCTGCATTTGAAAAAGCTTTTCCTGCTATAGAAGCTGTAGTTAAATCAGTCTGGAATGTTATTGAACCTATAATAAACGGAATAGGTAAAGGTATTAGTGCAGTGGCAGGTGCTGTAAAGAATGTCGCAGGATTTATAGGTGGTGGAAAAGGAGATGTTGGAGCAAATGCAACAGGAACAAGCTACTGGAGAGGAGGTTATACTACAGTAGGTGAACATGGTCCTGAACTCATAAATCTTCCTGCAGGTAGTAAAGTACATTCAAATTCAGATACACAAAAAATGCTTGGTGGGAAAGCAGTAAATATTAACGTTGGTTCAATGGTTATAAGAGAAGAATCTGATATAGATAAAGTTGCAACGGAAATAGTAAAAAAGCTTAAGCAGGTGGATAGATGAAAAAGACAAGGGCAATTCTTTTAAAAGATACAAGCGGTAACAGTATAGAATTCAATATAAATCCTGAGAGCATAACTATAAGTGATTCGAGGAGTAACATTAAAGAGAATATAGATGCATTAGGGGATGTGTGCTTTCCGGGTAAAAGGGGACTTAGAACTGTTAGTATAGCCACCTTTTTACCTGAAAGGCATTCAAGATTTAGAAGGAAAGGTTCACAAGCATCAGAACTGTCATTGCTTGAGAAGTGGATTAGCAAAGATATTATATTAAGAGTAGTCATATCTAAACCCACTGTAAACTTTAAAGCTATACTTGACAGTAAAGATATTACTGTCAAAGAAGGCAGTCTTGATGTGTATGTGGATTTAAAACTTACGGAAGTAAAGGATATAGAAGTACAATCAGTTGACAGTATCAGCATCTTTAAGAAAGAAGAAAATACTCAAAATGAAGTTAAGTTATCTGACAGACCGGCTGAAAATGCACCAAAAGCCGGGCAAATTGAAATAGTAAACAGTAAGACAACTCTTTATGGGCTTGCAAAAAAATACTATGGAAAAGGTGAAGACTGGGAAAAAATAGCAGATGCCAATGGAGGTGTAGATCCCAAAAAGCTGAAGGAAGGAATGCAGTTACTTATACCATGAAATTGATAGTTGATAATAAAGACATAACAAATTTATGCATTAGTGCAACTTGGAGTGGAGATATTGATGAAAGGTCAAGAAGTTTAAGTTTTACATACTTATATAATCCTAAAATTTCAATGCCTTTAGTTAAGGTTGAGATAGGAAACAGTATCAATCTTTTTGATGATAAAAACAGGCTACTGTATGTAGGAGTAGTTACAGAAGTTTCCTCTTCTTTAAGTGGTAGTGATGTTTCTATAACATCAAGGGATGTGCTTTGGTATCTTGGTAAAAATAAACTGGCAGGAGTATATAAGGGAAGTGCAGATACAATAACTAAAAAGATATTAGGTGAATTCAATATACAGATAGATTATTTAGAAAGCCTTAATATTGATAAAACGATAATTAGTACAGGTGATAAAACCATATTTCAAGCTATAACTGAAGCATATGGAAATGAGTTCTATTTGAGTGCAGCAGGTGAAAAAGTGACGGTTAGGAAAAAAGGTACTGATGTTGTTGCAATACTTTCAGGAAAAACTAATCTTATAGATGCTAACTATAAGAAGAGTATGGAAAGTATGATAAATAAAGTTGTTGTTATAGATGATCAGGGTAATAAGGTTTTTGAAACTGTAGAAACTGATAATATAAAGTATGGAATATTGCAAGAAGTTATAAAAAAAGAAAAAGATAAGGACATAAAGATTAGTGCAAAAGAAAAACTTACCGGAATAAAAGATGATTCAACTATTACAGCGATAGGAAGCGTTGAAGTTATAGCCGGAAAGGCAATAATCATACAAGATGTCTCGAATGGTTTTTCAGGTAAATTTCTTGTAACAAGTGACAGTCACAGCTTTAGTGCAGGAGAACATACAATGAGCTTGAATATAGAGGTGATAAATGAGTAATCCATATGTAGAGCTGACTAAGATAATGGAACAAAGAGGAGCTACACTGAACGGCTATGATTTAGAAGTGGCAAAAGTTATAAATCTATCACCACTTACTATTAAAGTGGGGGAAGTAGATGTAAGCGTTAATTTAAGTGTAAATACTCTAATGCTTATAGATGTAAAAGTGGATGAGATAATAACAGAAGAAACCGGGTTAAAAGAAGCTTTAAAAAGTATATTAAAAGCTGTTTTAATAGAGGTTGGAGATTTTGTAATTGTGCAAAGAGTTGGTAATAATTTCTATATTTTGAGTAAGGTGGTAGAAATATGAATCTCTTTCCTGAACTTTCTGTAGCTGAAGTATCAAATGAAAAGTTGCTTCCAATGTACATGGAATGGGCATTTGACTTTGAAAAAAGAGAGTTGAAAGTAAAGCATGGAAAATATTATTTAGTGGAAGGCAATGAGGCCTTAAAGATATGGATATATAAGGCATTAAGAACACCGAGATTTATTTTCAATGCATATACTCATAATTATGGCAGTGAGCTTGGGACTTTAGTAGGTACAGTGGAAGATAAGGATATTTTGTATAGTGAGATATCCAGGTATATAGAAGAAGTGCTTTTGGCAAATCCATATATTATCAGTGTAAGTGATTTTAATTTTTCAAGGTCAAAGAGTTCAGAGGTTGATGTTAGATTCAATGTTAATACAATCTATGGAAGTATGGACGAAAAGATAGGGGTGTCAGATGGATAACAGCTATAATTCAATTTTAAACAGGTTGAAAGATAATGTGCAAAGTTCAGCTTCAAAACTTGAAGGAAGCTTTACATTTGATAATCTTTCATCGGTGGCAAATGAGCTTGCAAAGTTCTATAGCTATGATGTAACTACATTACTTGACAGAATACATGTAGATACTGCAACAGGAGAAGATCTGGATAAGCTTGGTAAGTTTGAACATAATATTCAAAGGTTGGAGGCTACATATGAGGAAGCAACATTTAAAATATTTGGAGATACAGGGAAAGCTATAAATGATGGAATGGGCATAAAGTCTGAGGATACCGAAATTGTTTTTTATATAAAAGGTGATTATATAATAGGTACTTCAGGTACAGCAACTGTAACAGGCATTGCAGCAGGAAAAGGCAGTGGGTACAGATTATATCCGGGGGCAAAACTGAAATTTTTAGAGAGGTATATAGGTCTAACGAGGGTAGAGATAGATACTGCATCTTCAGGAGGCTATGACAGAGAGAACGATGAAAGCTATAGGAAAAGAATATATGAAGCTGAAGCAAATATTGTAGGATATGGTAATATCGCATGGTATAAGATGACAGCTAAGAGTGTAGCCGGAGTTGATAAAGTAAAGGTTATAGATATAGCAAGAGGTCCGGGAACTGTAGATGTAATTATCGTTGCAGAAGGAAACAATGTAGCAAATGAGGCACTGATAAAGAAAGTTAAAGATGTTATAGAAAGTAACAGATTAGCCGGAGCGGATGTTCAAGTAAAAGCGGCTAACACTTATCCAATAAATATCAATGCTACAATAAGGATTAAGGATGAAACCTATTTAGAAGATGTAAAAGCATCATTTAAAGAGGCTTTAAATACCTATTTTTCTGATTTAGATTTTGATACATCTTTAATGCAAAGGGTTTCATATGCAAAGATACTTAATATACTTTTAACAATGCCTAATGTAATAGATGTAGATACAATGATGATGAATAAGAGTAATACATCAATAGATGTTGAATCGGGAAGCTTTCCTATTGCGACAATGATAAATATAGAGGTGGCAAAATGATAAGAGATAATTTGCCGATATTTGTATATGATATAAAACAAATGAAGGAGCTTATAGATGCTGAAGAAAGTGAACTTGTAGGGCTATATAGTTTCTTTGAAAAATTTGCAAATGAGTTTAATATATTTAGCTGTACAGATACGATAGGACGCTTTGAGAATGACTATGCGATAAATACAAATGAGGAATTGTCTTTAGAACAGAGAAGATTAAAGATACTAATAAAGAAATATCAAAAATTGATTCCAACGATTGCAAATCTTGAAGATGTAATAAAAAGACTTCTAGGTGCTGATATTGTAAAGATAAAAGAGGTAGGCTGTAGACTTGACGTTTATGTTGGAAGTGCAATACTTCTTGAAAATATGGATATTGCAAAGAAATTCTTTAAAGATGTACGCCCGGCACACTTTGATTATAAGTTTATAAATTCTGTGCCAAGGGATGAAGTCGCTACAATATATATTGGAGTTGGTGAATTTATGCATAAGAAGATGAAGTTTGAGGTGGCAGAGTGAAGTTTTATTTAACAGAAGAAGGTAGTAGAAAGCTTGGTGATTTAATTACAGGAAGTACGATAACAATCACAAAGGTAATTGCCTCAGATATAGTAAGCAACGATCCTAAGAGACTGGTAGAAGTCCCGGGGAGAAAGCAGAGTGTACAGATAAATAGTGTAAGTGTAGAGAACGGTTTTGCTGTATTAAATCTTACATTAACAAACTTGGAAGTTACAGAAGAGTATCAACTAAGACAGATGGGAATATACGCTAGATTTGGTGCTGAAGAGATACTTTTTATAGTTGGACAGGATAAGGTTGGCGAAAAAGTACCGGCTATATCAAATAGAGAAATAGAATATGATTATCAGATAAGTTTTGCGTTTGACACGGCAGCAGAGGTGAAGATATCAGTATCATACAACGATTTTATAAAGAAGACGGATGCGTTAAATCTGCTGCATCTAAAGGTTGATAAAACGGAGTATGTAAATAAAATTTCTGATATGAAAAGAGTGACGGTAGTAAATGTACCTCCTGACAGGTGGACCGGTTCAGGTCCATGGACACAGATATTACAAGTATCTACTCTTAAAGAGGGAGATACTCCTACAGTATCACAACATATTAGTGAAAACGAAAGTAGATCTGACATTATCAAAGCTCAAGAGAAAGCTTATGGATGCATAAATAAAGGCATTGTAAGTAATGGAGAATTAAAACTTATGTGTTATGTAAAGAAGCCCAAGGTGGCTTTTTTTATTGCAGTTAAGGGAGAATAAAAATGAGTCAAGCAATTATCTTAAAAGGTGGAGCAGGTGGAATCGGATCGGATGATGTGACAGCCGGAAAAGCTCATGTTTTGCGTGGGTATAGAACAATTACATCTGACAGTGATGATGAAATTGTTGAAGGTGAAATGATAAACCGTGGAAACGGAATGGATACTGTAGAGTTTTTAGACGCTTATTGGGAAAGTAAATATGTTGCCAGAATGGAGCAGGGGTTTTATGCACAAGTAGACCAGTGGAAACCCTATGTTGCCATACCTTATGCTGTTTTGGCAAATGGAATACACATTGATGCTAATAAAATGTTGGATACATTACAAGTATCAGGCGTTAGAGGTACAATACCTGTACGAGGATATCATGGTCCTAATACTACTGAGATGTGGTTTTATCCTCAAGAAAGCGGCTATGTAATAAGAATTGAGGAAGGCTATTATCATTCAGATGGTCAATGGAAACCTTATATTTTAGCATCCCCTTCTTTGGTTAAAAGTGCAGTGAATTACCGCCCAGAAAAGACTTTATCAGATACAACTACTTGTAATGAGCAAGGTCAGATTAAAATGGTCAATACTCAGGATAATAACTACCGGTCTAATAAAGCAACGGCTTTTGGAATTGATAATTGGTCTGATAGAAACAATCCAGTCTTTTGGATAGATTTCCCCCATGGCAATGGGTATTATCACCGAGCGGATAATCATCCTCATACTTGTATAGATGCAAGTAATCTGGGGACAGCAGATGCTAATAGCGTGTTGCAATGGCAAACAGCTACAAGTCAACACGGAGTCAAGTTTGAAGGTACTATACCGCGATGGATATGCGGTGCTGGAGATGTCATAAGTGCTGTAGATAACAACGGATTCGCATGGGATGATACAACAGGAGCTAATAGAGGCCGTGGTATTGTAACTAAGATACCAAACGGACATTTTATTCAGGGAGCAAATTATGTTTTCTTACCTAGTCCCAATCTAATAGCAGAAAATGTAAGAGAAAATGTAAATATAAATGGAATAATAGGAACTCTCCCGGATTACCGTGTAGGTAGACCGGTTTTTGACGGTGCCACTTTCAACACACTTTACGTGGGGGGAGTGGCGAATAAGGATTTTCCGGAGGCAAGAATATATCGTGATAGGACACAGTCACATAATAATTATTCGAAATACATTGGTGGAACAACTATAGATGTGCGAGCCGGTAGTAATTATCACCTTTCAGCATTTTCTAATTATGTAGGATTTATATTAGATAGAGCTATTCTTTTTACTTTCTTTAGACAGCTTAAAGTAACATATAAATTAAACATGAACATGCATACAGGAAGATATAATAGGACAGCAGGAGTTAATATATTTGTTTTTATATATGATGCAAACAACAGGAGCCGCAATATAGGGGGTAATCATGCAACACATAGATCAGGTGATAATATTGAGAGTGTGCATAATGAGAATACCTATGAGCTGATTGTAGATACATCTACAATAAACCAAGATGGATTTGTAGCACTGTGTGCTGATGCATATAGTGATGATAATTTGTCGAGTGCTATAGGTAACGTAACATTTACAAAGATAGAATTGATAAATTAGGAGGATTAAATGAGAAAACTAATATTAAAGGACAAGACGGAGATAGAGCTTAGTACGTACTATGGAGACACTTTTGTCACGGTAATTGACACTTTTGCAAAGCTTGATGAGCTTAAGGACAAGCTTACTGATGCAAATACGCTTGTAATGACAGTACAAAATGAGTCAAATGAGGAGACTGTAACAGGCTTGAAGCTGCAGGGTATAACTACGACTTTTATAAAAAATGAGCTTGGAGCTATTACACAGATACAAGCCTTACTAATGTTTAGAGCTATGGACAAGGTAGAGCAGGTGGAGGCCACCTTAACAGGTCGTATAGACGCTCTATCTAATATGATGCTTGAATTGATGAGTTCAAATGAGGAGGAAGGCAATGAGTAAGAAGAGAACAAAGGTGTATATTAGATTTTTTGCATCGAGGATTAAATACGGCCTTATGACACTTGATGAAGTGCCGGAGAGCTACAGAGCAGCAGTTGAAAATTTTATGAAAACAGATGAATACTATTTAATGTAGTTTTAAAAGAGCGTTTAACTGGATTTAAAAGTTCATTAAACGCTCTTTTTATTTGGGTATAGAATGAGATACTTTTAAAATAAATATGTTGATTGGCACATGTGTAAAGAAGAAATATACATAAACATGAATATCTCATTTTTAGTTTCCGAATTTCTCAGTTTTGTTTGCGGCATACAGGAGTCGCTACTTGAATCGGTAGTCAGAGAGATGAAAGAGGAGACAGGTCTTACTATAGAAAATCCCAAGGTTTGCGGCTTTAAGGATTGGATACAGGAAGACGGCACGAGGTATATTGTACTGCTGTATAAAACGGATAAGTTCACAGGAGAGTTGAAATCCTCCGATGAGGGCAGGGTATTTTGGATAGACAGAGCCGACATTGACAGAGCCAATCTTATTTGGAATATGAAAGAATTGTTGGAAATATTTGATACTGATTTATACAGTGAATTCTTCTTTAAAATAAAGGACGGCAAGTACAAAGGTGAGCTGCTGTGATGATAGCTGTCGGTTAGGTTAAACTTGACCGATATTTTTATTATCATTATAATATAATGTACATACATTATATTATAATACACATACAAAGAGGTGAACTATGGAAAATATGGGGATAGTACAAGCGAGAACTCCTGAAGCTTTGAAGGAGAATGCAAATCATATATTAGAGAAGCTTGGTTTAAATATGTCAACATATATAAATATGGCATTAAATCAACTGGTAATCCAAGAAGGTATTCCTTTTCAGGTAAAATTGTCAAACAATCCTTATACAGATAGTGAAAAAATAGATGAGGTAGCGGCAACACTTCGTATTGAAGGCATGGAACTTAATGAAAAAGATATAGAGATGTTAAGAGATATAAAAAAAGGAAATTTGAGTTTTACAAAAGCCAGAGAAAAAATATTAAATGAGGTATAG